ACCCGGGCCATATACCACACCTTCTCGGACATCGCCGGGGTCAGGGTAGAGAGATGTTTTGAAGAGGTTTGCGGGTATTCCAGTAAGAGAATACGCCCCAGAGTTAGCGGACAAAGCACGGGATGTAAAGAGCGAAGCATCCGCCCCAGTAACATTAAACGCCCCCGCCGCAGCCAGTAAATTATATGTGCGGATGAACGCCGCTGCTTGACCACTGATTGCATAACTACCGGGATCAGCAGAAACTAACTTAGTCTGCGTTAGGGCCGCATCTTGTCCTGTGAGCGCGTAAGAACCACTATCAGCAGAAAGCGGATAACCCCGTAGTAAGGACGCTGCATTACCCGAGACAGAATACGAACCGGAGTCAGCCGAAAGTATCCGCGCAGTTGTGAGAGCAGCTTCGCTACCGACTAAGCTATAAATCCCCGGATCAGCCGATAGGCCAATCCCTTTAGCTAGGGTAGCGGCTGCGCCGCTGAGACTGTAACTGCCAGAGTCGGCAGATAGGATAATTCCCTTAGCCAGCGTAGCCGCTACGCCGTTTAAGCTATATGACCCCGAATCCGCCGGGAGTATAAGTGCTTGCGCAGTGGCTTCATAGGCAACTTCCGCCCACGTTACCCATGCCCCGTAAACAACCCCACTCTTTGTGAGCGTGGCGGGAGCGCCGCTAAGGGAATAGGATCCGGCTTCGGCTAGTAGAGTTTTACCTCCAGTAGTAAGGGATATTAGGAGGGACATACCCCAACCCTAACTAATTAGTCGAAGTAGGAATCGAACGTCACGTTAAACGTAATCGTCTGCGAAGCGGTGGCGGTTCCCACCACGATCTTCATGATCGTTGCAATAAATTCACCCGGTCGAACAACAATCGGCGTCGTAAGCGGCAAAAAGATATCGTCCGAATATTTAGCGCCGATGGCCGCTCCAACAGCGGCAGACTGAAAACCAAGCTGTAAACGGCGAGGAGCGTGTACGGTGTTATTTGTAAATGATCCAGACTCAGTTGTATTCATCGTTACCGTGTTATGTCCAAATGCTACGCTCCACAAAAGTGTGGTGGGCGTCGTTGCAACCGCAGCACCGGTATTGATCGTTGAAATACGAATCCCGTGGACAATAAGATTCCTCGGGGTCTGGTTAATACCACCAGCAGGGTTTTGAAAGCTCGTAGCGATGAAGTCGGTCGCCGCGCCAACAGCGGCGTTAATAGCGCCCCAACCACCAAGGCCCGTGACGTTAGCCGTCGTGTTTGAGCCTGCCGCAGATGTGGGCAGTAGCGGTGTAGATCCCGTCGTAATCGTTCCAACGGCTTGGGTAGTACCCATCGTACCGCCGTTTTGCCCCACATAACCCATCTGGCCTTCAGTAGCGGCCATCACAGCGGCGGAGCGTGGGTACTGAATGTCTAGCATCGACACGTTGATGTCTGACACACGCATCGTGTTTGTATTACTCACCGCGCCCGTGCAGAACTTCTGCATAAAGACCGGAAGATTAGGAGTCTGGTATGGTTGCCCGTTCGCATTGGGTGAAGTCAGCGTCCCCAGCAAATTATCGTCTAGCCAGAACTCTACATTTGACTCCCCGACAACAATTACAGACTTAAAAAGCGAGCCTACGGTGATGTCACCGATGTTTTTAAGAGTACCCGTTTGTGTCGTTGTTCCGTTATATGCAATAACACCAATCAAACCCGCTGACGTAAGTTGAAGATAAACACCATCAGTCGGTAGTATAGCCGCTGCGGAGGGGAGTCCCAGCCCCACAGCAAAAAGCTCATTAGTTACCAGCGCGGCGGTAAACTGACCAAACGTAACCTCACACGCGAGCGGGGCAGTGCCGATTAGGGGGAAATACTGATAAGAGCGTATAAACGCCCCGTGACCTGACGCAGTGCCCTGTACATTACCAAAGTTGATCGTTCCAGCACCGGGCTGGGTCGCCGTCAGGGTGTTAAATGTGTATGACCAGTTATATGTATTTTGGGCGGTAGCGTTAAACGTATCCCCAAACAGAATCGTATCAATACCGACGCGCAGACGATAATCCTGCGACGTTTCAGGAGACTTCAGTGTTGGACTACCTGTAACATCTCCGGGGTCGTTTTCGGAAAACATCCGAACCGATCCAACATATGCGGGCGTATTGGTCAACGCGACTTTTACATTACTGCCGGCATCTAGGTTAGAACCTACGATATTAGTGTCGAGTGCCATATGGAATCCTTAATCCGCCCAAACGTAGTTCACGTTCCATTTACCCGTAAGTTTTTGGGTTGAACGCGCATAAATTGTAAAACCAACGCCTGCTGTAGGCGCTCCGCATGTTACAGCCGCAAACAATGGAAAATACCTATGGTCACTAGCAGTATGGTCTACAGTCGAATTTGTAGCCATAACCCACGCCTCACAGACGCTAGTAGCAGAAATCGTCGCCCATCCAGTCACAGCAACAGAAGCTTCGTTGCTCCCATTGCCGGTACCAAAATCAACAATAGCCCCGCCTTTTCCGCTCGCCATTTATCACACCAGCGTGAAGATAGTGCCCGGATCAGTATTGTTAAACCTAACGGTAAAGGACTCACCGGACAGTAGATTGACCGCTGCTCCGTAGTCCCACCAAGCAACCAAGGGCTTGTTAACCGGAGTGGATGTAGTGTCGTTATAAAGAACCGCGTAACGGAACGTAGCCATAGCACCCGTAGCGTTAAACGGAACCGCCGTTCCAGTGATAATCGTCGTACCGGGAGGAGTTTCAGAGATCGTAATCGTAGTCGTATTACCACCAGCCGTATAACCGTTACCCGCCGCGATCTCGGTAATGTCAGCCTTAGCAGCATTAGCAGCAAGAGGAAGGGTGTTGGTGAGCATAACCTTGTAGACGTTGCTACCGAAGTTATGCGATCCCCGATTAAGCTGTTCGGTAAAGTCGTTAAACTTATTATAAGTTGCCATTTTACACTTCTTCCAAAATAGCGGTTACGGCTACTTCTGCGGCTTCGCTAAGATTAATAATCAAAGCTCCGTTAATAGGCCCACTAACCATCTGCCGCTTACTTAGGGCAAAGACCCGATAATACTCTTGCGCCCCGAGAAACACCCTAATTAAAGGTGAAGCTGAAGAGCCGGGATCGTTAATCGCGTAAATCCAACGCAGCCTAATCAGTTTGCCTGATGCTGGCGTATAAATGGTAGTAGGGCCGGAAGCAGTGACCGTAGCAACCACATGGGTGTACTCGTATTCACCACTATCCAGCCCTTCTTGTAGGTTGGAGCGAGTAGTCGCCACAACTTACCCCAGTTTGCTACGCAGCGCGTCCAGAGCTTTTTCAGCAGCAGCTTTACGCTTCTCAAGATCCTTCACATCGGCTTCCAGTGCGACGGTCTTTTCCGCATAAGAGGCTTCAGCGGCGGCTACTTTTTTAGCGTGTTCAGCTTCGACATTAGAAAACTGAGACTGCAACGAGGCAATCTTTTTGTTCCAGTCGTCTACAAGTTTGCGCTGGGCTTCTGCGGCTTTCACATCATCAGCGGCCTGAGCTTTCTTGGCGGCTTCGATCTCAGCCAAAGCTTTTTCTTTTTGCTGCATGGCCTGCTCCATCTCGGAATTAACCGAAGACAGACGCTTATCAGCCTCAACAAAAGCGGCGTCAATCTTTTTGCCAGCCTCGTCCAACTCAACCTTCTTGATACGCAATTCCCGATCTACGTCAGCCTGTTTAGCAACGGCCTCAAGAACAGCAGGAATAGCGTCAAGAACTGGACCCCAAACGTCTTGGAACTTGCGCAGGGCAGAAGTATCAATAGGCATAATCAACTCCCCGGCATACCGGCTTGGATCACAGTCATAACAACCGAACCCGTAATGGACGCGACGTTAATCCGAACAGCCGTTACAGGCGACGAAATCGTCCCATTAGCTGACACCGCCGTCCCTACCGGGAACCCCGACAAAATGAACCAGCTAGCCGTTGCAGGATTAAACGTACTGGAGAAAACGTCGTCGTAGGTTAATTCAACGGAATAAAGAATATCACCCGTCTTCGTGACGCCGACCCCCACGCTAAACGGGGCGCGGTAATGGTCCAGAATAATCGGGGCCGAAACCCCGGCGGCGGTTAATGTAACTCTAACAGGGCGCATCTTAGCCCCCTAATCAGACGTTGCTAGGGGCGGGAACCTGAGCGCCGTTATCAGCACGTTGCTGATAGATAACCGTGATAGCGATCTGCCCAGAAGTCGGGTTGCCACCGGTAGCGGTAAAAGTGGCCTGAACCGGAACATCAGTCGTACCAAGGTTATCCAGAGCGACGGCCTTGCTAGCGAGACCGGCGTCCACAACGGCTTGAGTAACGCGAGTAACAGAGATGCCGGTGTTAAACGAAGCGGCGAATTCAGCGGCGGAACCGCTCTTGCCAATCGTCACGCCCACTTGGCTGACAGAGTTACCAGCAATCGCCACCAAAACCTCAGTAACGAAGTTCAGGATCTTAGTGCCAGCGGGCAGGTTAAACAGAGTCTGAGCAACCGGGGAGGTGGTCAGGGCAACGCCAGACATATTAACGTACGCAGTGCGCGCGAGAGTCGTCAATCCAGTATTGTCAGTGGAACCAAAACGAACGGTACCCGAGCGAACTGGACCCGAAAAGGTAGCGAAACTCATAATCATTTCCCTTATTTGCGCCCATCATCTCAAGGGAGAAGTCTGCCAAGCCAGTTGATGAGCAGGTGATCTTGGTTATTCAGAAACTAACATATAAAGCACAAAAAGAAAAGGGGCCGAAGCCCCTTTCCCTCACTAAGACTAATCTTAGTTCGAACCCGGCGAACCCCAGATACCGAGCGGATCCGACCAGCCGAAGCTATAACGCTCGCGGGCTTTGTAACGGACGTTGCCGGTATCAAAGTCTCCATCCATTCCGGTAGACATGGGGGTACGAACGAAGTGCTTCAGACCGTTGGGAACGTCAGTCAGCAGGAACCAAGCATTCGGGTCGGTCAGGAAGTGGTTAACCGTGTGACCTTGCGGAATGGACCCCATCGCCTTAAGAGCGTTGATGTCGTTGTCGGTTGTGCCGACGCGCAGTTCCGTTTCCAGCAGACGCTTTGCAACAAACATCAGAGCGGGCGGGATAATCAGCTTACGGGGTTTAGCCGCAATCAGCATGCCGCGCTCATCAGTCCAAGCAGCGACCTGAATAACAGCCGCCTCAAGCGAAGTCTCGTTCAAGTCAGCGCCAGTGAAGGGCCGATTCTGATTCCATCCACCGTTGACCAGCGGGTGACCGGTCGAAGCCGAAGTACCAGCGAACAGCGTAGCGTTATCGCCACCGACAAAACCGGCGGTGAAACCGTTGTTCAGAACCGAAGCAGCCTTGACTTGCTTGGTGTAGGACATTGCACGGGCCAGAGCCTTGGTGTAACGAGCCGACAGCGAGTCATACAGGTTGTCTTCGACAGCTTCTTCGGTCAGAGCGAAACCCATCGCAATGGTTTCATGGGTGTAACGAGCAACCCATGCTTCTTGCGCGTTGTCGTACTGGATCGCAGCACCCTCGGTCTTCACCGGGGCGGGAGCAAAACCCGACAGCTTGGTTTCTTCTTCGAACGAACGCTCGGAACTCTCGACTTCGTAGATTTCCTTGTGCTCTTCGCCGTAACGGTTGTACTCCATGCCGAACAGAGCGTTCAGGCCGGGGAGCAGTTCCTTGAGTAGTTGGGAACGTGAAATTGCCATTTTAGATTACCCCTTAGACGCCGG